ACATGGGATAAGTTACTTCATAGGGCTTGCGCTAGATGAACTGCTACCGGGAAGTACGAAGAACAAGAAGCAGGCTATAGCAGAGAAGCTGATAAGCATTGCACTTGATCCTAATACGTCAAACAAGGACTTTCTCATAGTAGCAACTGAACTGATGGATCGGTTGGAGGGTAAGGCTGTAACTACTAACCTGAACGCGGAAGTAAGCACTAACCCGTTTGAGGGGATAGATACTTCTAAACTTGAAGCGTTAAAGGCGAAGTTGGCTACGATAAATGGCAAGTGAAGAAGAAGAACTGCTTGAGATAGAAATAGAACGCCGTAAGGTTATGGAGCCGTTAAGGTTCTTTAAGCCTAATAACGCACAGAAGCGGTTTATATCAGCGATAGCAGAGCCGGAAGCAAGGATAATAGTATTCGCATCGGCTAACTGGGTAGGTAAGACAGCTGCGGCGATAGCCTCACTTGGTGCGCTGATATGGCCCGAACAGGCAGAAGATGAATGTTTTAATAACCCTACGTTTAAGAATTGGCAGTTTCCCAAGTTAGCCAGGATAGTATCTACCCCTAAAGAGTTGGAGATAGTAGGATCTGTACAGACAGAGATAAAGAAATGGTGGCCTACCGGACAGTACAAGAGCGATAAGATGGGTAAAACATATCCCTGCCAGTTCTCCGCTAACGGATGGTTAATAGACCTGCTTACCTACGATATGTCCATAGACCAGTTTGAGGGTGTTACAAGGTCTTTCACTATATACAATGAACCGCCTCCTGAAGCCATATTCGACGCAGGATTAGCCCGTATGAAGTTTGGCGGTAAGATAGTTATGCCTATGACTCCGCTGACTAACTCCGCCTGGGTATACGATAGGTTGGTGCAGCATGTCTGACATAAGGGTAATCTATGGTGCAACCGAGGAAAACTGTATTGAGCATGGCGTTAACGGAGTTATACCCCATTCCGCGATTCAAGCTCTATACGATTCTTGTGACCCTGATGATAGGGCGGCTAGATTGGAGGGAAAATTCTCGCATCTACAAGGGCAGATATACAAGTCCTTTTCAAGAGATGTTCACACATTTAAACTAGACACAGACCTGACCCACTTCCTTGGTGGCAAGGAAACGTATATGGTCTGCGACCCTGCGATAGGGAAACCCCTTGCCTGCATTTGGAGCGCGGTAGATGCAACCGGAACGCTATACATATACGATGAATCCCCTAATGTTGAGTTCCACGGGGCTAAAGATAGCAATCAGACAGTAGAAGACTATGCCAACCTGTTCAGGACTAAAGAGGAAGGCAGGCAGATACAGACCAGGATACTAGACAGGCATTTCGGCAATGTACGCAGGACTCTAGGCGGAATGACTTTAAAGCAGGAGTTTGCGGAACATAACATAGAGTTCATGGATTCGTACACTTCAGATGACAAGACCGAGATAGAAACCGGCATACTAAAGGTTAAGGAACTACTCCGGTATAACAAAGAGAAAGCGTTGGACAGCCTTAACAGGCCGAGGATAGTAGTAGCCGACCATTGTATCAATACTATCCATGCGTTTGAGCGTTGGAGTCGTGACCCGAAGAACGGCAAGCCCAAAGAAGATTACAAGGATTTCGCAGATGTGGTGCGCTATCTGGCTATGGCTAACCCAGAGATAGAACCTAACAGACCTTGGGAGCAGACAGTAGCCCATTACGGCGTAGGTAACTAGGAGATAATATGATTGAAAGCGATAAACTTCCTGAAGAAGCGGTTAACTACCTAAACGAGATAGAGGGTGCTAAAGAAAAGCAAATGCACGATATGGCAATCTTCGGTGCAAAGACCGAACTTCTATCTCATTGCAAGGGCTTCATAACGAAGTCAGAGGGATGGCGTAACGCTTCCTATGAGAATAAATGGAAGGATTATCAGCGTGCTGCGGATGGCATCTACGATCCGGCTATAGCTGCGAAGAAGGAAGCCTGGCAGAGCAAGGTTCACGTTGACCTGACCGCCTCGCATAGGGAAAGCATACATTCCCATATCTTCAAGACTATGTGCGGTGTTAATCCGCCACTTGAGGTTAAGGCCCGTATCCCACTTGGTGATGAAGACCAGTCAGAGAACATACGGGATATAACCCTTCGGGAAATGGATAAGGCCCGTTGGGAGGTAGAAGTAGATAAAGTGCTGAACGATGCCGATACATTCGGTTCAGGGTTTATCCGCAGGTATTACAAGACTACCATTGAAAAGCGTAAACTGCGTAAAGAGAGAACGGAGCAGTTCACGGATGACCTTAACCCTATGGGTATGGTAGGTTACGCATCTAGGGCGGCTATGGGCAAGCTGAAGAAGTCATACGAAACCATAGAAGAAGATGTTATAACCTATCGTGGGTTAGAACTTAAACATATCTCTATCTGGGATGTGTTCCCCGATCCCAAGGCGTTGCAGATACGCGGTAGCAGCATAGCGGTTAGGTTTCGTCAGACCTATGAGGATATAGTCAAAGGCGCACAGGAAGGCTATTATCTTGAGAGTGCGGTTGAAGAACTGAAGGACGTAGAAGAAACGCAGAAGTACCCGCAGGGTGAAGATACTGTACAGGGTAATCGTGAGGTATCTGACGGGGTAGTAGATAAGACGAACTATCAGAAAGAGTTTGAGCTGTTTGAGTTCTTCGCTAGGTTACCCAAGAAGTGGATATATCCTATGATGGATGAGGAGTTTGAGAATGGCGAGGAACTTGTACCGGCTAGGGTTATATTCCATAAGCATTGCCTTGTAGCCGTTGAGGTCAACCAGGACTACGAGGGTGAACCTTGCATAGACAAGATGGACTATATGCCCCGTAACAACTCATTCTACGGAATAGGCATACCGGAGATGGTTAGAAGCCCGCAGAGCGTAGTCAACGAGATAGTCAATCAGCGGTTAGACAACGGCGCACAGGCACTTAATCATAGCTTCGCTGTAATAGAGAAAGCCTTGGTTAACCCTAAACAGGACTTGGTAAGCAAGCCGGGGCAGATACTTCGCCTCGATGCCAAGTATGTACCCAATGGTGACGCTCGTAATGCTATTAGCCAGATAGAGATAAACGATACCCCTGTAAGAGCGGGATTCGCGGAAGTCAACGAAGCGGAGAGATGGGCACAGGAAAGGTCAGGCTCTAACCGGATAATGATGGGCAGCACCGGAACAGGTAAAGACGGCACTAAAACGCTTGGTGAGCAGCAGATGCTTAAAGAAGCCGGTGGCGAGAAGTTCTCCTACATAGGGTTTAGGATAGAACTTGGCTTTAGCCAGGAACTGTTCAAGGGTATTTGGAAGACTATTTACCCCCATATTACCCCTGAAGACATAGAAGAAAGCATAGGCGAAGAAAGGGCGCAGTCGTTCATACTCGTAAACCCCGAAGAACTCTCTAGGGATTACGTCTATAAACCTATGGGTATCTTCACTATGACCAACAAGGCTACCGCTACCGCGCAGGCTATGCAGTTAAGGCAGACGTTTGTCGGTGCGCCTTGGTTGGATGACGAGAAGATATTTGATATAATCGCTAGGTCAATGGATCAAGACCCCGATAAGTTCAAGAAGACCGAAGAGCAGATACTTCAGGATCAGGCCGGTATGATAGGTCAGGAGGGTATGCCCCCAATGGGGCCGGAGGGTATGCCTAATGAAATGGGTGCGCCTCCGCCTACAGAGGAAGTTCCCCCTATCCCTATGCCTAGCGAACCTAAAAGCCCTAGCAAAAGCCCTGAACATATCCGTGACGATTACAGGTCAGGCAAGATAACCAGGAAGGAGGCCGCTAGACTTCTACGGGAAGAACACGGGTTTGAATAATGGGTATCTTTGACGCACTTAAACCACTTGGTATCCCTGCCGCTAAAAAGGCGGCTGATAGGTTCCTCGACTACAAGACAGCTGCCGAGGATTGGTTAGAGGATGCCAAGACAGTAGGCAGTTATGTAGCCGAGAAGATGCCGGAGCAGAAGCCTATGTTCCCGCAGTTAGATCCCAATAACCCTGAAGATGTCTATAAGGCCGCTAAACTAGGCGGTCAGTCACCGGAGGAGATAAACCAGTTAACAAACCAAGCAGAATACGCGGCTATGAACTTCGCCCCTGCCGCTATGACTGCCTTTCACGGAACGCCTCACAAGATAGTAGGTGGGTTCAAGAAGTCTGCCATAGGTTCGGGAGAGGGAGCGCAAGCGTTTGGGCATGGATTCTATGCTACGGATTCTAGAAGTATAGCCAAGGGATACGCCAAGAAGTTGGGTGATAGAGTTACTAAAATTAAAGTTGGCGATAAAGTAATAGAAACAACCAATAAATCATCTTTATACGATGTAATACAGACTGCTATTAATGAGAACAGCGGGGCAGCACTTATCCAGGCAGAGGACTTTCTTATAGATGCAAAAGTGGGATTAGAACAGGCATTAAACGACAACAGATACCCCACTAAAGATATCAAGCGTATAGAGTTCCATAGGGGTGAAATAAATAAATTAAGTGAATTTATAGAACAGATAAAAAAGTTTGAGCCAGAGTTATTGCCGCAAGGAGCTGTATATACCCTAGACATCCCAGAAGAAGGGATAATGCTAGACTGGGATAAACCATTGGCCTCTCAAGGGGGGAAGATAGATTCTATTGCGGATATGGTAGAACAATTTTCAGATGTAATCCCTAGCGACTCTAAACTATATATCAATAAATCAGGCAAATGGGAGATATCCAATAATGGGGTAAAGATGGGTATAGGCAATACTCCTAAAGATGCTAGGTATAATGCCATTAGTAAAAGCATTACTGGGGAGGATTTGTACAATAAACTATCCAAGAAACTAGGTGATCCACAGAAGGCTTCAGACTATTTATCAACTAAAGGTATTAAGGGCATAAACTACCCCGCAGGCACTCTGTCCGGTGCTGAATCTTCTGCCCGCAACTTCGTTATCTTTGAACCGGAAGATATTAAGATACTAGCCGAGGACTTCCTAGACCAATAATATGAAAGTACCACTTGCAGACTGGGTATGTAGTGACAAAGAACGCAGGTATATCAATTCCGTACTTGATTCCGGTTGGGTAACATACGGGCCGTACTGTAAGAAATTAGAACAGGTATGGTCAGAGTATCATAGTTGCAGACACGGGGTAGTTAATTCATCCGGTACGGCTGCGTTACAGCTTGCGTTCAGGGCGTTGAAAGAAGTCCACAACTGGGATAGCGATACTGAAGTAATAGTGCCTGCGATAACATTCCCGGCTACAATCAATATGATAATAGAGAGTGGGCTAAAGCCTGTTCTCTGCGATGTCCTTGAAGTTGATGGGATGGTAGATGTCGTAGATATGGAAAAGCGGATCACCCCGAAGACTAAAGCGGTCTGCATAGTCCATCTATGGGGTACTCCGTATCCTAGAAAGAAAGAACTTATAGCCCTATGCCATAAGAAGGGATTAAAGATAGTAGAGGATTCCTGCGAAACTATTGATAAGTCAGTAGGCAACTGGGGCGAGGTATCTTGCTTCTCGATGTACTTCAACCATATTATCTCTGCAGGAGTAGGTGGGATGTGCTGTACTAACGATGCCAGGCTTGAAAGCATAATGCGCTCACTTGCTAATCACGGGATGCGGGATACGAAAGTAGTACCCAAGTTCAACAGATTTAACTTTGACCGCGTTGGCTACTCTATGCGGATAACTGAATTTGAGGCTGCGTTAGGGGTAGCACAATGGGAAGACATAGAAAGCACATTAGCCCATAGACGGAAGATAAACGCTACGCTTACGGAGGAACTGACTAAAGTAGGTATTCAGAACGTAGCAAGGCTAATCGGCGGTACGATGATGTACCCGATACTATTCTCCCAAGTGTCCGGTGCAAGTCTGAACGATTGCATGAATTTTATGGACAACGAGGGTATAGAAACCAGAACAGCTATGCCTATCACGAATCAGCCTGTATATAAGGGAGTAGGCAAGTTAGTTGAGTATTACGAGAACTATCCTATAGCGAGGAACTTCAACAATAGGGGTATGTTCTTCCCCATTAACCCTATGATGACTGAAAAGCATTGTCAGTACATCGCTACGGCTTTTAAGAAGTGGCTTTGTGTGTCAGGATACGATCCAGGAGAATACAACCGGAGATGTAAATGCGAGTAGAGCATACCCCGATAGAGGGGCTGATGATAGTCCATAAGTCGTTCAAGGATGACTCAAGGGGCCGATTCGGGGAACTGTACAAGAGCAGCGAGTTCATAGCCAACGGCATAACAGAGCTGTTCGTACAGGATAACACCTCATTCTCACACAAAGGCGTTCTACGGGGCTTACACTACCAAAGGCCACCCTATGACCAAGGGAAGTTAGTTTACTGCCTTTCAGGGTGTATCTACGATGTAGCCGTTGACCTTCGTCCTGGCCCTAGTTACCTAAAGCATTACGCGGTCTATCTAACCCCTGATTGCCCCGGTATATTCATCCCCAAAGGCTTCGCTCATGGATTCATGGCCTACGAGCCTAGTATGATAATGTACAAGTGTACCGCAGAATACGCCCCCTCTCACGAAGCAGGGATTAGATGGGATGATCCGGTATTAGGCATTAACTGGCCCAAAGGCGATAAACGGGTATCGGGTAAAGACCAAGCACTACCATACCTAAAGGATAGGAAGTGAAGCCTTCTAAAGAGTTGACTATCCGGCCTAGTATCATAATAACAGCTTCCGGTAAGTATTGCGCTGGCTGTCCGTTTATATGGGCAGGGCAATGTCAGATATTCTTCTATCTCCTCCCAAGCAACAAGACCGGCATACTGCGGTTGAAAGAATGTCTGAAGGCAGAAGTGTTGACTAAAAAAAACATTTAGGCTTATAATAGTAGTAGGTTATGTTGCCGCGTAACCAAAAAGATTTACCCCCGCTGCCACGGCAATGGCTCGGGGCTACTTTTTTAATACTGTTTCGTGGCCCGTTCAGATTAAAGACGGGCAGGTAGAAGCGAAAGACACACTACCCTAGAAAAAGTCTTGGCAAGTTAGAGATGGATTCACCATCCCCGTTTAAACATACGGCCCTAATGGGTGTTAGTTTGGGATACTCTAGTCTGCTTGGTTTGGTTTCTTGGCTACGCTCTCCGCAAGGGGGGTACACCCAAGTAAGTATGTTTATTAACTAGGAGATAAGATGACCAAGAAGCAAGAGTTCAGGGAGTGGTGTCGCAAGAGGTCTAATTGCAAGGGTAAGTGGTTGAAGTTCACTACCGAGCAGAAGTGGTTTATATTCATTAACCAAAGGACACAGGTTGGCCCACTTGTTAAGCCAGTATCTAATGGTGTGCCTAGCGGAATGGTTTGGAACAGCAAGTATGTGGGGGCTTACATGATAATGCCTTGATTTATATGGAAATATTGCATATTGCAATATGCAATATTGTCTGCTATACTACAGATAAGTAAATATCTCTTGACAAGTATCTAAAACATAGTATATAATATCCCTGTTAACGGCTTGGGGCTGAACTACATAGTTCGCTTTGGGCCGTTTTCTATTTACATGACTGACGAAGAACGAAAGATTAAGGCTTACGAACTGAAGGCTATGATGGAATGTCCTGGTGGACAAATGCTGTTTAAGCATATAGAGGACGAGATAACATCTGGCTGGAACGAATTTATCGATCTCCCTGTGGACAAGAAAACATCGAAGGCTGCATTTTCAGCGCAGTCAAGGTATATAGTCCTAAAGGGCGTAAAAGAGTGGGTAGAGTCAGAGATACGTCTGGCTGAATAGATTTCCGCAACCCTAACTAGGGCCGGGAGTAGTTAAATCAAAAGCGACTCCGCAAGGACAATCGCAGGAGCAAGAAGTGGACATAACATCAAACGAGGTTCCCGAAGTAGCTATGACCAACACAGTCATACCCCAGACTAATACCGCCAACCTGTCTTTTAGGGATGGCGATTTCGCTGCTGATATGGAAAAGTTAGCCGCGTCGCAGACGATGACAGTAGAAGTACCGACGGAACCCATACAGTTAGGCCAAACGCCGACGATGCCCGCACAACCCGAAACGGCTGCGGTAACAGAAACGGAGAAGGCAAAGACCGAAGTGCCGGAAAAGTTCAAGACGGCTGATGGTGAGGTGGATACAGAAAAACTTAACAAGAGTATTACTAACGTCGA